TACAATATCAATATAATCATTTTTGAGAGGATGTCAACCGCTTTTTTTCAATTCGTTCAGAAAGAATCTTCCACGAATTCCATGCTTCTTCAACCTTCGATTTTGTCATAACGTTCCAACGATCAGAAAGACTCGACCAAAGTTGAATCGCCTGATGGCCCTTAGGCGATACAACCAATCGCATTTTCGTATTACCGATAGAAATCTCTTCGATAACGGTATATTCAATATCAAACATAGTCTTCCTTTCGTTCCTTACAATACCAATATAATCATTTTTGAGAGGATGTCAACAAAAAAAAATGAGGGGCTAACCATGGCCCCTCGCGGACGTGTTACGGCGTCACCCGATCCGTTGGTGGAAGGAACTAGAAACGAAAGGAAACACCAACGGTCATCTCTTCGTAATCAAAATCGCCGTTAAACTCGACTTTGGTGTAGCCGTTAACAGCATCAGTAAATTGGTATGCTACGCCGAAGTCAACGCCGTCAAAGTCCAGCGACTGACCTGGTGCATCAGCAACCTTGAGGATCGGCGAGAAAGAAAAACGGTCAATAGTGTAATCAACACCAATACCAGTCTCAAAGCGTTCAGCTTCGATTTCATACTGTGTGTAACCGATAACATTGAGGTCGTTGGCTGTAGCGGCAGTAGCAGAAACAGCGAGGGCAGCAACAAAAGCAAGAGTCTTCATGTGTATTATCTCCAAAAAAAAAATAAGGTTAAGTGAGGTGATTCTGTTCCTAGGTTCACCTCAAAACCCGAGTTACTTATGCCGCGAGGGCGTAAGCACGAGGAGCTGCGTTAGTGTTGGCAACTATGAGTTTGCGACTATGGCGCGTTCGCCTCCGGTAAACTCCACTTCATTTTCACACCTGTCGATTCCCAAATTCTCAGGCCCATCAAGAGCATACTCTGTCGCCGTTTTTGCTACACTGATAACGACCAAGACCTCAAAGAGTATGCTCATGGTGGACCTGTGGAGGCTCGAACTCCAGTCCAGTATGTGTCCACGTTGCTTCAACGTTTACAAGGTTATTTATACAACTTCCTTTTTATAATGTCAACCAAAAAATTACTGATTCACCTCACTATGGTTAGTAGTCAAGTCTTCAAAACTACCACGCAGATCGATGTCTGGAATGATCTGTTGCGGACGGAAAGTAACACGATAATGATTCATACTAACATCAAGCCCTTCCAACTGCTCGACAAAGTAAGTAACGTTATCACTGAGTCCAAGGAAGTGTTTCACAAAGTCACCGTCACCACGCTTGCAGGTAACTTCAAGCTGGTTACCTTGATCCTCAATCGAACACAAGCCGATAATCTCCAGCATGTAGTTGTCAGTGATACCATTCATAAACACAACACGTCGATTGATTTCAAAGTTGTCTGCTGCTGCACTGAGGTTATAACTGGCAACCTGTACGTCACGCTGACAAGCACTGAGTGCAAATGCTCCTGCGACAAGTGCTGCGGCAGTAGCAATCTTAGTAAGTTTCATAGTATGATTCCTCTTTGTTGGAAATTTAATAATATATGGTTAATTTGTCAATGTCAACCACTTTTTTGCAGAAAAGTTCATTTATCAGTGTCGTGAATGTATAACATCAGGATCGCATAATGAATAACCTTCATCAAGTCTTTACGCTGTTCAATCAAATCGCCTTTTTGTCCATAGCGTTGAGAATACTTCATTATGTTTCCGAGACAAAAACCTTGTCCGTTTCCAGTTGCTATAATCGAGTCAATAGTTTGAAATTCGTCATGAAAAGACGTATAATGAGAGCCATATGTTGATTGAATATATTCCTCGATTTCAGATATGTAAAGTTCTTCGTTATACTTCATAGCTATATTCCTGTTTAATGTCGAGTTGATGATACCCTAGAATCCAGTCTTCAGCAATCGATTCCACTTCGCTTAATTTCAAGTTAGGGTACTCTTCAACGAAGAAAGAACGCCCTTGATTGTCGAAGTACTCGATTTCGAAGCAGTCGGGCGATGAGTATTAGACTTTGCAGAACCCTTGTTGTTGTGGATTGTGCTGACGGTTGTTGCCATTGTGTTTCTCCATTGTCATCTACAAAATTGTTAATCATTGGGAAGATCGAAGATATTGCTTGAGCACATGCCCTTGCAATCTCTCTATGTTCCTTTTGAGTCTCTTTAGCGCTACGAATCTGGATATAATGAATCCAACTACGAATACTACCTTTAACATATAATCGAGACAGTGTCAACCCCTCAGGAAGAACTGCTCGTGCTTGTTCCTTCGCGATTCCATTATCAACTGCCCATCGGTAATTCGATTCGCACAGATCAATTACTTCGCTTTGTCGCTTTTCCCATTGTAGTTGCAACATTGCATCGTCGGTAGTGATACTATTTTGGCGATTTTTTGAATCTTGAAGACGCGCTTCGCGAGTAACAAAACTTAATGCACTGTTCTTATCAGTTGGGTCCGCATATCTTTGGCTGAATTCCTGAAAAACAAAAGAACGATGGCGAAGCAGCTGCCTACCAATATCTCGAGTGGTTTGAATTTCAAGCACAGCATCGGCCATTTCCAAGGGAGACCAATGCATATGCTTAATCAAATAAGAAATCAAGCGATCCGATGTTTCAGTATTGAATTGATTAGTCGGGTTTGAAACACGAGCACAAAAAGCGATTAGCTCCTGAACGTCATCAATACCGTGTTCAGCGATTTCTTCGGTTGGTTGTGTATATGAAATTAGTTTAACAGTCAAAACCTCATTTCCTTGGCTGCTTGTGAAATACCATCAAACCTGTCGTCTTGATTGTGATCCATTATTGGCGCATCTTGATTTGTCAACATACCATCCACTTCTTCTGTGTCAAACAGTCTCATCTTACTACGATCAACACCAACAACGAACCTCTTGTGTGTATTCAAATCATTATAACGATTCTTCAATTGCTTGACGAGGATTTTTCCTTCTGCTTCGAGTTCTTCACTTGAAATCAAAGCAATCATGAGGTCAGCCGTCGCAGGAAGCCCAAACGACTCACTTGTATCTTCTAACCCAGGATCTGAGTTGGCATACCCAGTTCTTGTTGTTTGAGTTGCACTTACGATCGGCAAATCAAACTCAACGCCAAGACCCCGAATTTCTTCTGCAATTGCTTTTACGTATGTATACGAGTTGATTGCACCTCCCATGTTTTTCAATCTTGCGGATGCACAGATGTTCAGATAATCAATGTAAATAATGTCAGGCTCAAACCGCTTTTTTAGTTTGAGATCGTTCAACAACGCTCGAAAGTGAGATGCATTTGCTTGTCCAGTTGGATATTCTTTGACGATCAGTTTACCAGTCGTCTTTGCTCTAAGATTACCGACTCTATCCATAAAGTTATCTTTTGAAAGATCTTCAATATCCTGAATATTCACATCAAGTAGATTAGCGTCGATACGTTCAGCAATTTTTTCTTCAGACATTTCCATCGTAATATAAAGAACGTCTCGACCATCAAGAAGATTGGCTGCAGCCATATGACACATAGCCAAACTTTTGCCCACACCGGTGTTATGGCTCGAAACGTTATTGGTGTAGTATCTATGATTTTTGTGATCAACTGTGATGTCAACAATAGGTGTTTGTTTACCAGTTTTTATCACTCGACCTTGCATAAATCCATTGCGTGTCAGTACATTTGCCTTTTTTCCAATGTGTTCGAGTTGTTGTGCCGAAACCCATCCTACTGTTGTTTCAAATAGATGATCAGCATTACAAACAACTGGTTCCATATTTTCATCATCAAACAAAAGACAGTATTCTTCATATACTCCTTTGTTGATAAAATTACTTACTGGAACAAACCCATCGGGCGAATCTACCTCAACTTCGTATCCATTATCGAGTAGGGTTTTGATCTGTGAGATGGAAACTTCTTGTGGTTCAGACCACTCTTGGCAATCAAACATGTTTTGTGAATTTCCTATATTATAAATAGAAGTGTAGACCACGAGACCCTCATCTCTGCCTACTCTATCCATTATACCTCTCAACTAAAGAAAGTCAAGAAATGAACAGCAAAAATATTTATACAGCACTCTGTGAGTCACGTAAAAAGTATTCAGATAATTATAAACCTGGCAGTGGCTTACATAAGCACCATATTGTGCCTAAGCATGATGGTGGATCGGACGACGAAGAAAACTTTACGTATCTTACTGTTAGAGAACACATCATAGCGCACTACCTTCTCTGGCGGATAAACAAAAATCCTAACGATCTCCGTTCAATGCATATGCTCGGCGCAAAACTAACACCAATACAAAGAAAAATTATAGGCGAATTTTGTAGAGATAATAAGTTAGGTTTTCATGGAGCCTCACCTGAACAAAAGAGAGAATGGAGAAAAAGAGGCATAGAAACGCAAAAACTTTCTGGTGATAAAAACTCATTTTATTGGTGGTCTACAGAAGAAGGTAGAAGAAAAAGGGCCAGTATGGGTGGTAAAGTGTCAATAAAATCTCCAAACAATCCTTGGTCATATTGGGCATCGCCTGAAGGGCAAAAACATAGGGCAAGCTTAGGTGGACAAAGCCACAAAGGAAAAAAGGCGATGTATAAGCCTGGCGATAAAACTTTCAAACGTATAAAACCAGAAGATTTTGACAAATATTTATCGCTTGGTTACATATTTGGTTCTCCTATTTCAACTCGCCCGAAGAAGGCGCGCGATACCTAATTCTAACCTTAGTAGCAGGATGTACACAGCCTGCAAGAATTATGCTCAACGATTTGTTGACAAGACCACCTTTCGTAATACGGTTGAAGTAATCCAGGTCAAACGGAATTCGTTCTTCGTCTTCGTGATAAAACTCATACCGCCTTTCAGCATCGGCAAAGTAGTCGTGACCGATGTTACTGTCGAACCCAGCTCCAAGAGCCTTCGTCAACAGTTCTGGAATTGCTCCTTTTGTTAGAGTGTCATGTTTACCATCAATAATGTTGATGCTATCGAGAATAGCAATATGAATTGCCCGATCTTGAATCCATTGTTCGGTACGATCGAGCAACCACTGTTCGTCATTGTCTTCTTTGGAAAAGATATGAGGAACGATCTGAACGACTTCCACAAATCGGTCTTCAGGAATGTTTGTTTCCGACAGTTCGATCTCGAACGCTTCTTGTGTCGGTAGCCTATTATACTTTGCTACGTACTTACACAACTCCTTGAACACAAGTCGATAGTTGCCTTCGAAATAGTTGTTCTGAATAAACGGCAGTACCTTTCGCATGTATTTTTCATTGGTGATAATATTCCTAAGTATTGTCTGTTCCAGGTTGTTCATTGCCATCGCCGATTACCGCAGTTCCTTCTTCAAGAGCGTCTTCAATGATATGAGACAATACTATACCAACATGCCTCTGAAGCTCAATATTAGTGTTTGTGTTGATCGGTTCTTCAAAAGGAGACCAAACAAGAGAGAAGTTGAAACGCAATTCTTCTGTGCTTGGATTGACCTTAATAGTAT